CGGGATGGTAGCCCAATCGGCAGAGGCAATAGACTTAAAATCTATCAAGTATGGGTTCGAGTCCCATCCATCCTACCAATATAGTAGAAATTAAAAATGTACGAATATAAAATTAAATCCATCGAGCATATCGTAGATGGTGATACCTTTGATTGTATCGTTGACCTAGGATTTAGCATCCTTCATAAGATTAGAGTGAGGATGTATGGGATTAATACGCCCGAGAGCAGAACTAGGGACCTAGAAGAAAAGGCTAGAGGACTGGCAAGTAAGAAGAGGCTTATCGAATTGCTTGAGGAGCATGAGGGTAATCTAATCATTGCCACTAAAGAGAAGGGGAAGTATGGTCGATACTTAGGTATTGTACTGGTAGATGATGGAGAACATCGAGTGGATATTAATAGGCTACTAATAACCGAAGGTTATGCAGTAGAATATTTCGGTGGGAAGAGATAACCTGATGTATTTAAAATTTAAAGACGAGAATAAACTCCAGTATAGGCCTCTCCCTAATGTCTTAACCATTAAAGAATCTCCCATAGATGGCTTAGGTTTGTTTGCGACAGCGAGAATATTTACTGGTCATATTATAGGGACTACTCATGTTCTAGACTTCGGTTTCCCTGATAATGTGATTAGGACTGCTTTAGGTGGTTTTATTAATCACTCTGACGAGCCTAACTGCATCTTAGTCCGAGAAGGAAGGAGATTGATGTTAAAAACCGCTGGCGTTATTCGTCCAGACGATGAGCTTACTCTTAAATATGGTGCGCTTGAAGATCTCTCTAAGCTCCCGTAGCATAACGGATAATGCAACAGACTTCTAATCTGTAGATTTCAGGTTCGAATCCTGACGGGAGTACCACTTACAAAGACTATTATTATAAGGTGACTACAATAGAATTTACAATCCGCAGAGACCCTGACATTGAAGATCCAGAGGGGATCGAGTACTGGGTCTACGAGGAAGTATTAGGCGCTAGACAGCAAGGCGAATACATCATAATTACCATGCAAGATAGGTCGGCCTTCATTCCTGGCAATTGGATTGTGAGTATGAAAGAAATTTAAAGGAGTTATTATGTTAGAAGTTATTATTACTTATGTTGATAAGAAGATGCCTGTTGAGACATTCGCTATCCTCACTTATTTAAGGGGTGATGGGTATTGGCAGTTCTTAAGCACCGAAGGCAGCACAGTATGTGTCCCTGACCATGCTGTTCAAAAAGTTGAGATTCTTCCTATGCAGGAATCTGAATAATGGTGGACCAAAACAGCCTTGATGTTGTTTACTTGAAAATGGCCGAGGATCTTTCTACTTTGTCTCATGCAAATAGAAGGAAAGTCGGCTGTTTGATTGTAAAAGACACTCAAATTATATCGGAGGGTTATAATGGGACTCCACGGGGTTTTGATAATTCTTGTGAGTATTATGACCATGTAGATGAAATGTACACTAAACCTGAAGTTCTTCACGCTGAGTCTAATGCTATCACTAAACTTGCTAGATCTACAAACTCATCCAAAGGAGCTACAATGTATGTCACCTGTAGCCCTTGTTTTGATTGTGCTAAGTTAATTATTCAATCAGGGATAGATAGAGTAGTCTATAAGGATATGTATACAAATAAGAATTGTATGGAGGCATTAGCTCTGCTGGCTAAAGCAGGTATATCGGTAACACAAAATGTTTCTATGAATAAAAATGCTTGACCTGCCACATAATTGTGGTATAATAGGCACATGAACATATTCGTCCTTAGTAAATATCCTCGCCTCGCAGCAGAGATGCATTGTGACAAGCATTGCGTTAAGATGATTCTTGAAACTGCTCAGATGCTTTCGACTGCTCACCGTGTATATGATACCCCACAAGCTGAGAATGTCTATAAGCAAGCTCACCTTAATCACCCTTGCACCAAATGGATACGTGAGTCTGGTGCTAACTATCGCTGGGCTTGGAGACTGTACCATGAGCTTCTAGTAGAGTTTAGGAAGCGTCGAGGCAAGCACCACAAGTCTGGAGAGCTTATCCATGACCTCGCCCATACTCCTCATGGGATGCCCGAGATTGGCCTAACGCCTTTTGCCCAAGCGATGCCTGATGAGTACAAGAGATCGTGCGCTGTGGAGGCTTACAGAGCCTACTACATGGGTGATAAGGCTGACATAGCTGAGTGGAACTGGGGCACTCCTGCTCCTGACTGGTTCGAAATAAAAGGGACAATTGGCTTGCAATCGGCCCAGAGTTAGGTATAATTTGCACATGATTACAAACGATCAATGGGAGTTGATAGATGAAAAGTATGGAAAACTACTTACAACTATCTGTACTAGAATTTCAGGAGACATGGCTATCGCCACTTTTGATGATAACTTACAGGACTTGAGAATTGCTGCTTTGGAGGCTGTTCAAGGGTTTGCAAAGAAGGAGGGTAAGTCTTTCTCTGAGTTTTGGGGAACAGCAGGGTTTAATAAGTATATGAAAACCTGTCTCTGGAATCTCAAAAACAAAAAAGGAGCAAGGATAAGTAAAAGATATAATATAAATAAGAATACGGTAGACATTACTGAGTATAGTGAGATCCTAGTATCAAACGATCACGATTCATCTAGTGTTTCTACTGAGTCTGTCTTTGATGAAGTAAGGGTATCATTTAGCGAAGACCAGCAAGATGCTATCAACATTATGAGCAAGCACCCAGAATACATTAAGGCTAATGGGAAAGTTAACATTAGTAAACTCTCTACTGAGTTAGGTTACTGTGTTGCGAAGACAAGAAAAATTATGAACGAGATTAAATCTAAACTTAGGATGGATATTTAACATGGAAGACTTAAAGAAGAAGAGAGATGAACTACAGAAGAAGTATGAGCGAATGATGGATGCTCATACTAAGAAGTCTCACATCAGTAGTGAGGGAGCGCACATGGACTCAGCGAATGCCATAAAGGCTATTTACGCTGAGATTTTTGAGCTTTCTGAAAAGATAGGAGATCCTGTCCCTGTGTGGTTCTAATGGCAATACAAGCATTCATACATGATTGTGCTTGCAGGATGTTAGGTGTTAAAGAGATCCCTCTTGATTTGAGGAATTTCTTGGATGACATAGAAATGTATACTAATTTAAGAGAAGGTAGTATTGCATCCAGACAAGTGGTTGCAGTAGCTTTAGCTTCTTACACTAGGATCAAGAGATTGGAGAAAGATATAGATAAGGTAGACTGGAATGGATTGAGGGAGAGAGATGAGTAACTTCGCAGACATAGGTAATAAAGTTGGAAAGTTGGTATCTGATAAGCAACGTGCTTACGGTGATTCTTTCGGTCGTAGTGGTGAATGTCTGCGACAGATGTTTCCCGAAGGCATCAAGCCCAACCAGTATGATGATTTGCTCACTATCGCTAGGATTCTTGACAAACTGTTTCGGATTGCTAATAATCCTACTGCTTTTGACGAGAATCCCTATCAGGATATTGTTGGATACGGACTCTTAGGTATGAATCGCCATAACTCTAGTAATAACAAAGGCTTAGACTCTCATGTTGAATCAAATATTTCTTAACTATCGCTTGCATTTGGCCCATTGTAATGTATAATAGGGGCATGAGCAAGACAAATGAGCAAATGCTTCGGGAGAAGTGGCCCGAGAGAGCAGCTAAAGCCGCAGGAGGTAGTCGCAAAGAGGCTATTTACCTCATGTGCATTAACTGCATCGGAACTTCTCAAGAGGCTAGAAAGTGTACTAGTGTTGATTGTTTCCTACATCCTTACCGACCTGGAGCAGAAAAGTGAGACTCTTCCAGTTGTTAGTGGTTATTCTTCTTTTTCCTTTGATTATGGCTTTTGCTATGTTCAACAGTAGCATATACAAATGAGTTATGAATTGAGAATCACAAGAGATGAGGCGCTTTCTTTAAGTAGAGCATTATCTCACTTCCTTTCGGATATGCAACCAACTACAAAAGTAGAAGAGGATGCCATGGTATCCATTCACAACAAACTAGCACTAATACTTAAAAAATGAGTAAAATCAGAAACGGAAAGCTGAATCATGGTGATCGCGTTGAGATCTATCGCAACCTTAACAATGGCACTCACTCTATTCGTAGGAATGGTAAGGTAGTAAAGCACCTTACACG